TTGAGGAAAAAGACAAAATTCATCACAAGTTTGTCGAAGGTTGTGTGGAAAAGGGTATTAAGGCCAATGATGCACAGAAACTTTGGGAAACTTTTGAGTACTTTTCGGGTTACGGTTTCAATAAGTCTCACGCCGTTTGCTATTCAATTCTATCGTACCAATGTGCGTGGCTAGCAACTTATTATAAGGCTGAGTGGATGGCTAGTTTCCTTGACAAAGAAAACGACAAAGACAAGGAAAAAGCAATCAATATTGCTAAGTCACATGGGTTTAATATTGAAACTCTTAATGTAAATACTTCTGGAACTGAGTGGGAAATTAGTGAGGATGGTTCTACACTTATTCAACCTTTGACTTCAATCAAAGGACTTGGCGAGGTTGCAATTCTACAAATCACCAATAATCGCCCATTTAAGACAATTGAAGAATTCTTGTTCAACGATAAAATGTCATATAGCAAACTGAACAAAAAGGCACTTGATGTTCTTTGTCGTTCTGGTGCTATGAGTTGTCTTATCGACAAGAGATTTACAGGTGGTAAGCATTTCTGGTCTGCTGTTGCTGTAGATCGTCCTCGTAAGCAAAAAGACCTTGATGAAAATATCAAGACTTATGCCCCCGAAGGTGATTTCTCGCAAGAGGAAAAGATCCAGTACCTAACTGAACTTACTGGTGTTTATCCAATCAATCTTGTTGCACCAACAGAGATCCTAAATAGACTACAAGAAAAGATGGTTCCACCAATCTCCGAGTTTGATCCAGAACTTGGTCTTGTCTGGTTTATTCCAAAAGAAATTATCAAACGTAAAACTTCAACTGGTAAAGAATATTGGATTGTAAATACCATCGATGATACAAATACAGAAACTCAAATTAAATGTTGGGGTATTAAAGATGGTGATGTAATCATGTTACACAAACCATACATGGGAAAACCAGATCACGACGATACTTGGGGATTTTCTGTTCGTTCCTTGAAACATCAACTAAAATTATTAGCATAAGACTATATAATCATATGAAACTAACAAAACGCCATTTAATTTCTTTAATCAAAGAAGTCTTAAAGGAAACAGAATATACCAACAAAGGTCATTGGGGAAAGAAGGCAAGTGGCGTTTTGCTTACTACAGGTGAGCGTGTTTTGTTATTACTACGCTCCGAAAAAGTAACAGAAGGCAGAACTTGGGGAATTCCCGGCGGTGCCATCGATGGACGAGAAACGCCGCTTAATTCTGCTATTCGTGAACTAAAAGAAGAGTGTGGTTTGTCATTGGATAAATACGATGTAATAGATAAAACTATTTACCAAGATGATGAAGATGGTTTTAAATATACAACTTTCATTATAAAAGTTACAGATGAATTTGAGTCAAAACCAATTATATTAGATTGGGAAAATGATGATTATAAATGGGTAGACCAAGATTGGCTTGAAGACAATACAAACCAATTACATTCTGGAATTATGTATACTTTAGAACAAAAATGGAACGTTATTTTTGATTCTCGCTATTTATAGAAGTAAAGGAATTATATTATGAAACTTACAAAATCTGTTCTTCGTAGAATTATAAATGAAGAAACTGACGAATTAGCAAGAAAAGCAGAAGTAGAGGCAAATGTAACACCATTAGAACATTTGTTAAACTTAGGTTTTAGAGAAGTCCGTAATATCGTTACAAACCCAGCAAGTGAATTGATGGTGTTTCTACACAAAAGTTTGTTTAATAAAAACGATAAAGACCAATTTGCTTTTATTCACAAAAACAGATACTATTACTTAGATTTTTTTGCTAAAGATGAAGATGGATTTACACGCAAAAAACTACCAGAAAGTGAACAACAAGCACAATTAAAACAAATTTACTCTTTGTTCGATAAATTGGAAATAAAAGAAAATCCTAGATTACCTATTAAAAGCATGATTGGTGAAAGTAAGACAACAAAAATTACTGAAAATATGCTTCGTAAAATAATCAAAGAAGAACTTATTAAAGAAATGAGTTTTGCACAACCATTAGATAATTTAAGAAATCTTGGGTTTATACAAATACCAGACTTAAACAGTCTTGCCAAAGGCAAAACAGGGCATGGATACAATAATGGTGCTTATTCTTTTGCCTATCAAGATAAATATTATTATCTATCTCCTCAAAACTATCAACGCTTGAAAGCGGGTGAATATCACGAACAAACACCAAATAGAATAATGTCTTTATTTAAGGAATTAGGTGTTGATAAAGATATTGGTTTGCCTGTTAGAGCAGAATAAAACTTTTTATACAAACATCTTGACCCCTGAAGCCCCGTGTAGTATAGTAAATGTACTCACGGGGTTTTTCTTTTGCCTGTAAACTTTGGTTATGCGTGCATCAATCTTGGACTTTCTAACGTTCCTGCAAAAAAGCGTGTTACAACCAATAGAACAATGATCCAAAAGACGTTCAAGGACCGTGGCATCAATTATGCTGCCGAACTTGCTCTATTGAACGTGCAAGACCTGTACAAAATCCTTGTTTGGAATACACAGAACGGATTTAATTTCTATCGTATGTCCTCCGATATGTTTCCTTGGGCATCCGAGTATGGCATTTACAACCTACCAAATATTGAACAAATTTCCACAATCCTTAAAAAGTGTGGAGATTGGGCAAAAGCAAATAACCAACGACTTACATTTCATCCCGGTCCTTTCAACAAACTAACTTCGTCAAATGACCGAGTAACTACCAATACAATCAAAGACCTAAAGGTTCATGCAGATATCATGGATCTTATGGGACTTTCTAATACACATTACAACAAGATCAATATTCATGTTGGAGCAACATACAAGAATAAGCCTGCTGCAATTGAGCAGTTTCTAAGAAACTTTGAGTTGCTCCCAGATAATATCAAAGGAAGGTTCACACTTGAAAATGACGATAAACCATCGCTTTACACAACTGAAGAACTCTATAACTCAATTTATAAGAGAACCTCAATTCCAATTGTATTTGATTACCACCATCATACACTTAATAATAATTCAATGCCTCATGCTGATGCACTTGCTATTGCCGTATCTACTTGGGGTAATGTAAAGCCAGTTGTTCATTACTCCGAGTCCCGTTGCGAAGAGCAAAAGATTAGGTGTCCTGCACAAGCACACTCCGATTTTGTTTACAAATATATTGACACTTATGGTCACGATGTTGATATTATGATTGAAGCAAAAATGAAAGAACTCGCTGTAATGAAGTATTTGCAACTTCATAAGCAAGCAGCATAACTATTTATTATAAGGGAAAAATCATGCTTACTTTTTTATTTGCTTGTGTATTAGAGAATAACGTAAATGTAAAACCAAAAGATCCAATAGATACGGACACTAGCGTTGTCATCGATAGCGGAGATACACAAGATACAGCACCAGATGAAACAGGTGATAGTAGTCCTCCATTTATTGGTGAGCCTATTGCCGTTTGTTCGGTTACACCATCAGTTGTTGATGCAATTTATGGCACAGCAGAGTGGATTGGAAATACCTCATACGATACAAATGGACAAAGCATTATTGGATTTGAGTGGACTTTGCTTTCTTCTCCTGCTGGTTCTACTGCTACTATTTCATCTATTTCTCCAAATGTAAGAAATTTCACACCAGATTTGGCTGGAGATTATGTAGCACAACTTATTGTAACAAACGATATTGGACAAGTATCCGAGCCTTGTGTTACAACTTTAACTGCAAATGCGGGAGATGGTCTTTGGATTGAAATGTTCTGGACAAACTCTGGTGATGATATGGATTTGCATTTACTAAAGCCCTCTGGTGTTCTTGGAACTAATAGTGATTGTTACTATGCTAATTGCACCACAGGTATGCTTGATTGGGGTGTAAGAGGTGTTACAGATGATGATCCTATTTTAGACCTTGATGATATTCCCGGCACAGGTCCAGAAAACATAAATATTGATTATCCAGTTGGTGGAGCATATACCGTATTTGTTCATGATTATCCCGGCTCTGCTTATATTGGAGAAAATAACGTTACTGTAAATGTTTATGTTGGAGGCTACTTGTATTGGACAGATACAAGAAATATTGATAATGAAAACTACTTTGCTCCAATTTGTCAAATTGATTGGAGAGGTTCGGCTACAACAATAACGGAGTTGTAATGAGCACAAAGTTTACTATTTCGCATGATTCACAATATCATCTATATCAAGAGATATTTGATGTTTCTAATGTGCATCTTGATATCTATAACGTAAATTTTGAGGCAACCAATAAATCTGTTAAGATTGAAATCCCAATTAAAACTTGGAGAGCCATGATTGAAGATTGGTCAAAGCGTGGTTGGCCCATTGAAGATGATAATAAAGAAATAGAAATCTCTACTGATTGGCTTGAAAGTATAGAAGAACTTGTTAAATTGAAACAAGCAAAGGAAAAACATGAGCCTTAATCTTAAAGTCAAAAAACTTGAAAACTTTGTCGATCTAAAACAAAGAGAGTTTGGAAATGCTGGAATTGACCTTTATGCTGCCGAAGAAGGAATTCTTCTTGGCGGACAAAGAGCAGCAATATCTGTAGGTATTTCTACATCATTTAACCCAGAATATTATATGCGTGTTGCCCCTCGTTCCGGACTTGCTGTAAAAAACGGTATTGATGTTCTTGCTGGTGTAATTGACTCATCTTATCGTGGTGAGTGGAAAGTTGTTCTTCACAACACTTCTAATCTTGCCTTTACCTTTAATAAAGGTGACAGAATTGCACAAGCAATTCCAGAACGCATTTCAATTGATGATTTTCAATTTGTTGAGGAATTAAATGAAACGAATAGAAATTCCAACGGGTTCGGCTCCACGGGACGTTAAAGTTGGTGACGTAATAAAGTTCCAAGTTTATCCAGACAACACAATTGTATATGGTGTTTACATAAATCATTACTATGATTTCCGTAATCATGGCGAAGATATGTGTGAAGATGATAGTGATATGTATGCAGTTTTTCACGTTTTGCCACTTGGGGCTCATAAACTAAATACTTATTATGATTGGGAATTTGTTGAAAATTTAACTGACACAGAAAGGAAATATAGTGAACGCAAAAACTCAAAATCTAATGTTTTCCTCACAGAAGGATGAGTGGTCAACATCGCAGGACTTTTATGATGGTCTAAATAAAAGTTATAATTTTACTCTTGATCCATGTGCAACTGCACAAAACACTAAATGTTCTAAGTTTTTTACACAACAAGATGATGGACTTTCACAAGATTGGGGAGGAAATACAGTATATGTAAATCCTCCCTATTCTAATGTAAAAGTATGGGTTGAAAAAGCACTTAAAGAAAGTAAAAAGCCAAACACAACTGTCGTTATGCTTGTTGCTGCAAGAACTGATACTAAGTTTTTCCATGATTATTGCACTAAAGCAAATCAAATCTTTTTTATTAAAGGTAGATTAAAGTTTGGTGGTTCTGCAAATTCAGCACCATTTCCATCAATGGTTGTGGTATTTGGAGGGGACACATTGTATGTCCCACCAAAGTATGGTAGGATGGATTGTAAAGGCAGAGAAATCTAAAGAGGATAAAATGGATAAAGTCAATAATGTTGATATAGTTTATGGCGCATCATGGGGTGATGAAGGCAAAGGTAAAGTTTCACATTTCCTTGCAAATAGGAAAAACCCAGATGGAACAAACTATTATGATTTTGTAGCCCGATGGGCAGGAGGATCAAATGCGGGACACACCATTTATCATGAAGGCAGGAAGTTCGCTACACATATTGTTCCTAGTGGCGTATTCTTTAACATTACTTCTCTTATCGGTCCCAATTGTGTACTAAATATTGAATCATTTTATAAAGAAATTGCAGAACTTGAAGCAGGAGGTATTGATACTTCATTAGTAAAAGTACATCCAAAATGCCATATTGTTACAGGCAAACACATTGAAGAAGATAAACAACGTTATGCAGAAAGGATGGGAACAACCTCACAAGGTATTGCACCAGCATATCGTGATAAGTATGGTAGAACTGGTTTACTTGTTCAAGACTCTAAGTTAGATCAAAAGTTTATCTTTCGTGATAAGTTGCATGGCAATGTTTTGTGTGAAGGAGCACAAGGATTTCATTTAGATATCAATTATGGCAATTATCCATTTGTAACATCCTCGGAGACTTTGCCATATGCTGCTTGTTCTCTTGGCTTTGGTCCAAAGAAAATTAGAAACATTTATGCTTCTGCAAAGATTTATGATACACGTTCTGGCGAAGATCCATTGTTTCCATCCTGTCTACTTGAGAATCCAAAACTTCTTTCTATTGCAGATGCAGGAAAAGAATATGGGGTAACAACAGGTCGCAGACGTAAAGTAAATTGGCTTAATCTAGACAAACTTGTTGAAGCAGTACAAATTGGTGGAGCAACACATCTAATTGTAAATAAGTGTGATATACTTGAACAGACGGGTCACTTTAAGTTATATTATGACCGTTCTTTGATTGAATTTAGTAATTTGAGTGATATGCAAAGTTTCATTACACAAACTTGTAAAGATAAATGCGATTCACTAGAAGAAATTTATTATTCATCAAACCCACACAATGTAGAAGGACTAATCTATGAATAGAAAACAAAGAAGGGAGGCTGAGAAAAATGGAGAAAATCCTGTTCTTCAAGAAAAGTTATTACTCTTTGGAAAAATGGGTGATAAGTGTATTGGATGCTCAAAGCCATTTGACAGAAAGAGTAGAGAACATGCACAAACTTGGACTGTTATGGTGTTTAACGAACGCCAAGAAGTAAAACTATACTGTCCAGAGTGTAGACAAGATGTTCAAGCATGGGCAGAAGATTTGGTGAAGGAAAACTAATGGATACACCAAAAGAACAAGTAAATCATCCAGATCATTACAATCAAGGCTCAATTGAAGTAATTGATTATATTGAAGATTTAGGATGGGGTGAAGAATTCTGTGCTGGTAATGCTATTAAATATCTTTCAAGATATAAATATAAAGGTAAACCACTTCAAGATTTGCAAAAAGCAAAATGGTATGTGGAAAGGCTAATTCAACAATATGAAAATAAAACAAATAAATGATCAAAACTTTTCTACTGTATTAAAAAGTTGTGATAAACCAATTGTAATTAAATTTTATAATCCCACTTGTCATTTATGTTCTGGGTTAAAACCCGTATATGAGCAACTTTCTATGATGTTTAATGATTATGAATTTGCTGAGTGCAATGCAAACAACTCAAGAAAAATGTTTAAGTTTTTTAAGGTATCTGGTGTGCCAACTGTTTTTATTGTTGACAAAGACAGTAGAAAAGAAATACCATATCCACAAAACCCAGATCCAGATTCTGGTTATTCACTTTATGATATGGCAGATTTTTTAGATTCTTTTAATAAGAGGTAATAATGTTCAAGGAAACCCTAACTTATGATGATGTTCTACTTGTTCCACAATACTCGGACATTGAATCAAGAAGAGAAGTTGAAATTGGTAATTGGTTAGACCAAAACAGAAATCTTAAATTTAATCTTCCAATTATTGCTTCACCTATGGACACCATTTGTGAAGAAAAAATGGCTATTGCTATGGCTCGCATGGGAGGTCTTGGTATTGTTCATCGATACAACACAATTGAAAAACAATCACAAATGGCAGAAACAATTTTAGAAAATGTTGCTGGAGAAAAGGTTGGTTTTGCAATTGGTGTAAGTGGAGATTACCTTGAACGTGCGACGCAACTAGTTACTTTAGGAGCAAAAATTCTATGTATCGATGTTGCACATGGAGATCATATCCTTATGCAACGAGCAACCCAGCAACTAAGGAGTAAACTTGGCGAGGCACCGCACATCATGGCAGGTAATGTTGCAACGCTTGACGGATTTGATCGTTTGGCTGGTTGGGGAGTTGATTCTATTCGCGTTGGTATTGGCGGGGGCAGCATTTGCTCTACTCGTATACAAACTGGTCATGGTGTTCCTTCATTGGAATCAATTATAGATTGCGCCAGAACCCAACACAATGTTGCAATTATTGCTGATGGTGGAATAAAGAATAGTGGAGATATAGCAAAAGCACTTGCAGCAAGAGCAGACTTTGCAATGATTGGCTCTATTCTTGCGGGAACTGATTGTACACCCGGTAAAATTATTTTGTCCGAAACTGGAGAAAGACGTAAAGTATATCGTGGTATGGCATCCAAAGATGCACAAATAGATTGGCGTGGTAAATCATCTTCTCTTGAAGGTATTTCAACAACCGTACCATATAAAGGTCCAACATTTGACATTATTGAACAACTTGAAAACGGTATTCGTTCTGCATTTTCATATAGTGGAGCCAGAACTATAAATGAATATTGGGCAAAAGCACAATTTGTTCGACAATCTGGTGCAAGTATCGGTGAAAGTAGAACACATATTCTTGAAAGAAATCACTAATGGATTGGAAAAGATTTAGGTTTTGGATTGAAAGACAAAAACAGGCAGAACTAATTGTTAAACTTTTTCAAGATGGATATAAACGACAAGCAGACTTTTTAAGGGATGTTATCGATGCTTATCTTGATGATGATCCAGAATTTAACGCTTGGATGAATAAAAAAAGACTTGAAAGAGGTAATATTAGAACTAGAGCAAGACTTGAAAGAAAACAAAAACTAATTACTAAAGCGCAAGAATTAGAAGAGTTTTTGTTCTCGGAACAAGATATTAGTAATATTTTTGATATTATTGAAAAAGAAAATTAGGTTTTTTGTAAAATACTTACTATTTAATTTCGTAGGAGTTCAATTACATGGCAAAGAAAACATTACTCACAGAAAACCAAGTTTCTAACTTTATGAAACTTGCAAATATCAAACAAGATAAGATTGATAATTTTAAGAAAAGTGTATTAAATGAAACATATACTGGTCTTGAAGGTACTGGTGATATGGGCGAAGATGAAGCAGCCGATGCCGGTCCCTCCGATACAGGTGACGATATGGGAACAGGCATGGAAGCCGATGATATGGATATGGAACCAGAAGCACCATCAACCGAAGCAGATTTTGAGGGTGGCGCAGATGATTTCAAGGCCGTTCTTAGAGATGCATTAAAAGAAGTATTACCACAAGTTATGGCTGAACTTGAAGGTGCCGAAGAGGCCGACGAAGAAGAAGATATGGATTTAGATATGGACCTCGCCAGCGATGAAGAAGAAGTCGATATGGAAGATGAGGAAGGTGAGGAAGAAGAAGGCGAAATGGAGGATGAACTCCAAGAGGCCAAACACGATAAAAAAGACAAGAAAGCCACCAAAAAGACTCATAACCTTAAAGGGGGTGATCTAAAGCACAAAATGAAAGAGTCTTTGGCTTTCGACAATGTGGACTTAGTAACTGATGATGAAATAATAAACGAAGTCCTCAAACGTGTTATCCGCAGAATAGTTTAATAGAATATTTGCCATGTATTCGGGGCCATGTTAGAAATAACATGGCCCTTTTATTTCATAAGGAACAGCATGACAATTTTATCTGGTATTTTATGGTTTGTTGCAGGCATTTTATTCCATAAAGTATTTTCTTCTGCTTTGGAATTTGGTGTTTTGGGTAAAGCAGTAGAAAAAGTAACAAATGATTTGTTGCTTGCTCTTGTATTGGCAGAGCAGGATATTCAATTTGTTTTAGAAAGTAAAAGACTAATTCTTAAAGAAAAAGGTATGTCCGAGAACGATATTGAACATTATATTATGATCCACGAAAGATCATTTAGGATGTGGAGAGAAAAAGTTATTGTAACTCTGGTAAACAACTATCCAGATGCATACAAACAAAAGTACCTTCCTTTTACAAATTGGAACGGTGCAGTCAAGCATATCAACGAAATGTTTAAGGCACAAAAAGAAGAACTTGCCAACAAGTAATAGATTGGTTATACTATAATTGACAAAGAGAGGAACCAATGTCATTGAATTTCAGTAAACGTAAGTCAAAGAACGAAGATGTTGAAGAGCATGTTCATGACGATGAAGATGATGACGACGATGAAGGTGAATCAACAGAATTTCTAGTTCCTCCAGAGCATCGAACAATTGGTCTATTTGGTGCTGTTGAAGAAGAAAAGATTTCTGATCTTATTTCTGCTATCTTGGTTTTGTCCGAGCCAAAGCGAAAGAAGATTGTGAACGAAGATGGTACACACACAGAAGAAGTTCAGTCACTCAAGCCAATTGAGTTTATGATAAATACTCCCGGTGGTAATGCAGACGATATGTTTGCTTTATATGACTATATGCGTGTTAAGCGTGAAGTATGCGAAATTCATACCTTTGGTCTTGGTAAAGTAATGTCTGCTGGTGTTCTTGTTCTTGCAGCAGGAACCAAGGGACAACGTAAGATTGGTAAGAATTGTCGTGTCATGATCCACTCTGTTATTGGTGGTAGTGCTGGTTCTTTCCATAATCTTGAAAATGAAATGGAAGAGATTCGTTATATTCAAGAATCATATCTTAGAGCATTATCCACAGAAACAAATATGTCTTACAATCAACTTCGCAAGATGATTGATAAGAAAGTAAATGTATATCTTTCAGCAGAAGAAGCAGTTAAACTTGGAATTGCTGACATTATCGTATAAACTAACTATTTAATAACATGAATACCTTCGATATTAAACAACTATTCAACCTTATTCATGAGGTTGAGTTGCTCGCAGAAGCAACACTTGATACTAACGATATTTCTAAAATGAAGTATTTTACACCATTTGTACAAAAAATACAAAATGGCGAACAATTATTCCTTGAACCAAAAAGCATAGATCAAGAGCCAGTATATTTTACTGTTGATATTGAATCACCCGAAGGCCAACAATTCCTTCAAGCCTTAATCGACGCAAACGCAGATAAACAAAAATTAGATGCTTTGTTTAAGAAGGGCACAAGGATGACCCCCGTTATTCCTTCGACTGATGGGAACAAATATGCTCTCAATCAATTAGGCAAAGGTGTATTTACAGCCAAAATTACCAAAGGTGGACTGCAAGGAACAGAAACCCCAGATATGAAAGAGGGTTTGGTTTCCTATTTCTTCCTTGTTGGCAGTAGTGGCATAGAGCAAGCAGAAAACAAACTTAAAAATAAAGCAGACACAGCATTAGATTTGCCAGTACAAATAATCAATTCAGTTTATTTTGCTAAGAAGTCTGCTGGCTTAGTCAAAAATGCAATTACTTATCTTAATGAAAATAAAATAACAGATAAAAAAGAAATTGGTCTTTATCTAAATGCTATCTCTGCTGCTAAAACTTGTCTTACGTTTAACATGAACGTTGTTGATAGAGGTAACCTTTTTGAGATGATTAGAAAGGTTGCTTCATCAATTACCAAAATTGAACCAGACAAATGGTGTCCCGGCGATATCTATTTATATGATGCTAATTCAATAGAACAAATAAAAGATATCTTGGAACAATCTGCTGAAAATGGTAATATCATTTCTATTGCAGAAGAGGATGAAATTAAACAAGTTGGCCTCAATCAGTTATTTGAGGGTGATTCACCTTTAATTCATGCTATTTCTCTTAAAGAAGAAGAAGCATTATCTGGTAGAGCAACTGCTTTCCTTAATATCAAAAATATCCAAGGTAAAGAGTTATCATCAAAATCCTTCCAATTTACAAGCGAAGAAACAAATATTCTTAAACTATACAAAGATAGAACTATTCCAAATGCTGATGTTTTGGCAGAGAAATATAGAGAAGAATATCAAAACAGCAAACAAGCATTTAAGAACTCTTTGTCTGCTTATGGTGTAGATATAAAAGAAGGTGTTCCCAAAAAAGTACAAAAAGTTAAAAGTATAGAACAAGAACTTGGTAACTTAGTTTCCAAATCTACTTGTTATAGATTTATGTCATCATATCTAAATGACTTTGAGAATCTTAAACAAGCAAACGAAGTTATGGTAAAGTATGACAATCCTATGCTTGCTTTAACAGCATTTGGTGTAAGTTTATCTGGATTCAATCCTACGTTTAAGAAAGTTGTTGCTTTTGCAGATGGAAGCCCAGCAAGCGTCACTTTATTCAAGGGTCGTGATTCACTTAATTTAGCATCAAAAGAAGCATTTTTGTTTGACACCCCAACAAAAGCAGGGTTCAACTTCTCTTTCTTGACGATGATGGGCGAAAAGAATTACAAGACTACACTTGATATTAGATTTGCTGGTGGTCTTAGTATTTCAATTATTGTTGAAGAATTCCACGAAGAATAATTGACGTTTTAATTGTTCTGGTTATATTATTGCTCAACAACGGAGTTATCATGAGCAAACAATTTAATGATGGTCGTGCTTTAAGTGAAGCGATCCTCAAAGGTGCAAACGTATTGGCCGACAATGTAGTTTCTACTTTGGGTCCAAGAGGAAGAAACGTAATTCTTCAAGAGAAAGGCAAAGCACCAATCGTAACCAAAGACGGCGTAACGATTGCTAATTTTATTGACCTTGATGACCCATTTGAGAACTTGGGAGCACAAATAATCAAGCAAGCATCACAACAAACAGCAACACAGGCTGGTGATGGTACAACTACTTCTATTGTATTGTCCCGTGCCCTATTGCGCGAAGCACAGAAATACATTATCTCTGGCGTATCTCCAGTAGAAATGAAGAGAGGTATGGAAAAAGCAACTTCTTTGATCGTTGAACGTCTTACAGAAATTTCTTCTCCAATTTCCTCCGAGGAAGATATTGAACATATTGCTACAATCTCCGCAAATAACGATAGAGCAATAGGAAAATTGATTGCAACAGCAGTAGATAAAGCAGGAAAGGACGGAGCAATTACTATTGAAGAAGCGCGTTCTTTGGAAACTTCTTTGGATGTAGTTGAGGGTTTTCGCTTTGATAGCGGCTATTTAGCAACAGCGTTTATAAATGATGAGAAGCGTGGAGTTGTTAAGTACGAGGAACCTTATATTCTTGTCACGGATCGTAAGTTCGATTCCGTTCAAGATATGCTTCCTGTTCTTGAACTTATCGCAAGAGAAGGTAAGCCATTTGTTATTGTAGCAGAGGAAATTGAAGGACAAGCACTAGCGGCTCTTATTATGAACGCAATGCGTGGCACAATGAAAGTCGCAGCAGTTAAAGCACCACGATACGGAGAAGAACGACGCAACATTATGAAAGACCTTGCCATTTCTGTTGGAGCAACCTTTGTTTCTACTGAAAGCGGTATGAAGATTGGTGATGTTAAACTCAAAGATTTTGGTAGAGCAAAGAAAATTGAAATCGCCAAATCTCAAACCACAATCGTAGGTGGCAAGGGAGAACTACCAGAGATTGACGCAAGAATTGAAGCAATCAAAGCAGAACTTTCACAAACGGAATCAATCTACGAGTGTGAACGCCTCCAAGAAAGAATTACTAGACTTGCTTCTGGCATTGCTATTATTCGTGTTGGCGCTTCTACTGAAATTGAACTAATTGAAAAGAAACACAGAATTGAAGATGCTTTGGAAGCAGTACGTTCTGCACAACAAGAAGGTATCGTTGCCGGTGGTGGCGTTGCTTTGTTGAGAGCAACTGAGGGTATCAATTTCCAGATTGATAACGAAGAACAAAAGTTTGGTGTTGAAATTGTCTTGAAAGCACTTGAGGAACCAATTCGTCAAATGTCTGCTAATGCTGGTGAGTCACCAGATATTATCGTCAGTTTAATTGGTAACCTAGAGGACAATAAAGTTGGATACGATTTCTTAAACAGACAAGTGGTTGATATGTTTGAGAAAGGTATTATTGACCCAGTAAAAGTTACTCGTTGTGCTTTACAGAACGCCGTTTCTGCTGTTGGCACACTAATTACTACAAACTATGCTGTTGTACAAAGATAGCACTAGTTAGTAATTTATGGAGTGTGTAGCCTATGCCCTATTCAACAGACGACTTAAGAGATTTGATCATTGAATTAGATAAAAAAGTTGATAAGGTTATAAATAGCGTTGATGCCATGAAGGCCAAACAAGATGAAATAAACATCGATTTGGCTAAAATCAAAGACCCAGATCATGGTTTGTTTCCAAGAGTTAAATCTCTTGAAGAGTGGCGTGCTACACACTCCAGAGTTACATGGGCAGCAGTTACTGCACTAATTGCCTTGGCAGTTAAACAATTATGGGATATACTAACAGTACAATAATGGTGATTGATGAACGTAAAAGTTTCTTATACGACAAAGTTTGATGATGTTCCTTATGATTGTTGGCGATTACTAGATTATAAAATTCATGATGCATTACAGTTCTTGGAACCATTGAAAGAACTGGATAAAATGCTTGCTAATGGTGATAACTTAAATTCACTTGAAGCACTAAATAAAATCCACAAATTACGTTTAATACTATCAAGTTATGACCAATGCTTAGATGATATTCAAGTTATTCTTACCGGCTGGATGAAAATTAACTTGCAGCAGAGTGAACAACGAGTTACCTTACCAGACAGCGAACAAAAAGAGCAGCAAGTTGATTATTCACAAATGCTACACGAACTTAAAAACAGACTTCAATCTGTTGATGGTTTAACTGAGCAGCATGATGAAGATCAAACTGATTAATTCTGGAGATCCAGTTTGGATACCTAGCGATTGTGTTTTATATTCTCCAGATACCAAATGTCCAAGAAAATATAAGACTTATAAATCACCTATTTGTGCTTGGTATGTCGAAACTATTGATGATAGATGGGCCAAGATTATGTATGAAAATTCTTATTGGTCCGTAGATAAAAATGATGTTTATCCATATCCACAGGAGTAAAAATGATCCAATTAGTAGAAATTGTAGAAGCATCAGTCCCAACACATCCAAAAGACAGATATTCAGTACGTGAAATCTACGTAAGCCCAGAGCATATTATTATGGTACGAGAGGACCGTTCAACAAACGTAAATCTTTTTGAGGGTTCTAATCCAAATATTCCTACTGGTATGAAATTCTCACGTATTACAATCAATAAAGGTTCGGCAGGACAGGACGTTGTTGTTCTTGGATCGGTTGATATGATCTATGAAAAGATTGAAAGTTCTAAGATTAAAACTAAACAACTTCTAAGAGGATAAAATGGGTAGATGGTATTGGGTTCACGTTCTGTCCGATTGCGAATATTGTGTTAATGCACTAAAACTTCTCAATCAAACAGGGTTTCAATATGTTGTTTCTTTCTATGATAGAAATCTTCCTGTTTTAGAAGGAATTAAAAACTTGTGGGATCACAAAACAACACCAATTATAATTGAGTATCGAGTTTCCGGAGATCCAGTTTTAATTGGTGGTTACGATGATTTGGTTGAGTATTTCACAGATCAAGGATATATGCCAGAAACTAAAGAGGAGCAAAAATGATTTGGACTGTAATCGGTTATATTGTTGACAAAACCCACAAAACACCATTTACAAAAACAATTTATGGTTCACACGAAGGAAAGACAGCACTTCAAGATGCAAAACGTTTACTTGGCGACGAAATTGAAATTGTCGCAGTAGTAGCAGGTAATCACCTAACATCAACTTTCGTAACACAATAAGGAGTTTTAATGCCAAGGGGTCGTCCAAAAGGTTCTAAGAATAAGCAAAAGACTAATACACCAGTTGTAAAAGAAGAAATTAAACTTATTGAGAAAAAGCAATCAAAACCAAGAGGACGAAAAGCAAAAACCAAAATCATTGAAACACAAACACTTGAAACAACACAACAAGATCAATATTTTGAGGTTGACGAGATCAATCCATTTCAAGTAACACAAGATGTTTGTGAGTGTGATTTTGAGCCAATGGCAGAGTGGAGTTCAATCGTTCATGCTAGAGAGGAAACTACAAAACTTGGTGCTTACTCAACTTGTAGATTGCCAATTAAAACCACAAGAAGTGTTTATCCAGTTGTAGGCTATATTAAGACGGACGTTGACAAGTTCCGTTCTATGGGTTATAGTGATAAACAAATCTTTTTTGGGTGTATCAATTACTTGAGCAAAAATCAAAGCAAAAACAAACTTAAGCGTCTTGGAGATTTGTATCCATATAGTTTCTCCATTAAGAACGATAGAATTTCTGCTATGTTTCTAACAACCGAAAGGAAATCCAAAATGTTTTGGGGTGAAGGAGGATGAACACAGATATTGAAACACTACGAGACTATCTTGAAACTAATGATGTAATTGTACAATACGAAAAAGGAGGCATTTGTGCCTTTTGGAAATCAAAATCATTTCCGCTAATTACGATCAATACAAACGTAAGGGGAAACAATAGGCTATACGTCATGTTGCATGAGGCTGGTCATTATATGAACTGGACAAAACAACTTGACCAAGATATGCTATTGGAAGAATATACTGCTTGGGAAAACGGAATTCAATTAGCAAAAAACTTAAACATTTTCATTGACGAGAAAAAGTATTGGGGTTATGCTAATCGTGCGTTGAATTCATATAAAAGGTATTATCTTAAAAATGCAAGTTAAATATGTAACAAAACCTTGGGGTCATGAAGAGATTTGGGCACATACACCAAAGTATGTGGGTAAAATTTTGTATATCAATCCAAACTCAAAACTATCTCTTCAATATCACAATGAAAAAGAAGAAACAATTAGAGTACTAAAAGGAACACTTTACCTTCATCATGAAATTAAAGGCAATAAAGAATTGATTGTCTCTAAACTTGTAGAAGGTGATATTCATCATGTGCCAGTAGGGACTATTCATCGTTTTGAGGCAAGAGAAGAAGCCGTTGAACTTGTTGAGGTTTCAACCTCGCAACTTGATGATGTTGTAAGAATTGAAGATGATTATAACAGAAGTGCTTGACGATTAAAATTTTATGTTTAATATTTTGTAACGGGCATAGGCCCGCAATCAAAAAGGAGAAATTATCATGCTCACATCACTTGAAAGACTTTTCGATACATCACCATTTGTTTCATACCCAGTTCCAATCAGTTCGCGTGGCAACGTTGAAGCAACATATAAAGATGGTGTTTATACCGCGATTATTGATTGTGCTGGCGCAGATAAATCTAAATTTAATGTTCGTGTAACCAAATCTAATGAACTTGTGGTTTCATACCCAATGACAGAAGGTTATCGTTGCCGTTCATTTACCTATTACTTCCCTCTCAATTCCCTTTCTGTTGTGGGGACCGAGGCAAGTTATGTTGATGGAGTTTTGACGATCAAACTATCAACTCAAAAACCAACCGATACAACACACACAATCCACGTTCACTAACTAATTTATAAGCCCCTTGAGGTAAGTTTTTGCGCCAGAGGTTCTATCCCTCTGGCGTTTTTATTTAATAAATAACTATTTAATGATATGAAATTGTTACTTGAAACTTGGAAAAAATATATTATTGAAGCACAATTACGTAAATTACGTGTATTTGATATGGATGATACACTTTTAACAACTTCGTCTATGGTTATTGTAAAAGATAAAGATGGAAAGGAAATAAAAAAGATTACTCCTGCTGAATATGCTGTATATGAAAAACAACCAGATGAAGTTATGGATTACTCTGAGTTTAGGACGCTAAAAGACCCAACACCAATTGATACTGCAATGAGGTCTTTTAAGGCAATTTATAGTTCTGGTTTAGGAGAACACAGAAAACTTGCTATTCTTACTGCAAGAGGAGGGTCAGCAAATCCAGAAATTAAATCGTTTCTTGAAGAGTTGCAATTAGACCCTAATAAAATAGAAGTTATTACATTAGGCGATTCTGATCCCAATAAAAAGAAAGAATGGATTGAATCCCAGATTAAAGCAGGATATAATGATATTGCTTTCTTCGATGATTCTGGAAAGAATAGAAAAGCAGTATCACAATTGCAAAACGAATATCCAGAAATAAACTTATTTGTTGATGAACAACCTGCTAAATCAATGAAAATAAGATTAAAGAATACATATCGTGGATTGAAAGATGAATAACGACGACGAAATTGATAAAATGAAAAAGATTATTCAAGATCAAAGAGCCGTTATTAAAGAACTGCAATCCGAGAATGTTCTTCTTTGGAATTATATTGATGAAACACTTGAAGATGAAAAACAACTTATGACTGAAATAGGCTTTGTAATAGATGATTATATTGTAAGAAATATGAAACCAATAGGGGATGCATAATGTCGAGAAAAGAACTTTATAATTGGCAAAATTTTGTTGATGGTATTCAAGAATATGATACCAATGACGATAATGTTTTGCTTGAAATGAAACAAAATATTATAGATTTCTTAAATAAAGACATTAAAATGGCTGAGTCTGGTAAAGATCATACAATGCCATTTAACGATATCTTTGGAACACCAGCACCAGAAAATCCAAAAACAAGGATGATTATCCCCTATGGTAATCCAGATATTCACAAGATGAAAATTTTAATGCTTGATATGTTTGATAAGTTGTATAGCGAATACATTAAAAATCCAAATGTCAGCAATGTACGTTCTGTTGTGTGGGCAAATGATAAGCAAGTTGTTAAACAACAAAAGAAACCACAACGATGGAAAGAGGGAGATCCAATCCCTACTGTTGATAAAGAAGTAGGCTCTCCTGTTGTTGCTCTTACATATACAAGCAAACTTGGTGATCAAAAAGAAAGAACAGTTCAATTTTCATTTGGTAAATTGTTACAAAAATACTTTCCAAACGAAATGGATTGGTGGCAAGGAGACAAAAAGAAAAACATTAGTGGCAAACAATCTTTCTTTACCAGCAATGTTGAAACATTAGATAACATTATCGATGCTGTTAAGTTTGGTGATGAAGAAACAATAAGAAACGAAAAACCACAAGACAAAGTTGTTATTTTCTCTAGACACCCTATCGACGTTGTAAGAATGTCCGATTTCGATTTGTTGAACTACTCCTGTCACGCACAAGGAGGACAATTCTTTAGATGCGCTGTTGAAGAAGCAAAACGTTCTGCCAATGGTGGTGGTGTTTTGTTTATGGTTAGCAAAGAGAAATTTGATAAAGCATTTCCAGATGCACAATTACCACAGACAGGTGATCTGTTTAACGATCCAGACAGAGGAATAGATGACAAGTTTGCTGCCCAAGCAACTTCTCGTTTAAGAGTAAGAAAAGTTGTTGATACCTCAACAAACACAGAATACGCTATTCCAGATACTAAAATGTACGGTGTAAATCCAGAAGCATTTAAGAAAGAAACTCTTGCTTATTTTGCTAATAGCCAAAGAAATAAGTTTATTGATCCAGAAACTAATGAACCAATCATACCACAACGCGCACAACTTGAAAGATTTGGTGGTTCTTACGAAGATGGTGGAGATGTAAATATTGGTTCTAACTTTGCTTTGTTGATGAAAACCTCTTACACGCAAGCAGGCATTTACAACGAAGTTGAGAAAAACATGGAATATGTTAAACTTACCAATCAACTTAGACAATCAAGCATTATTTGGATGGGAGATCCCGCAGGCGAAAGAAGAAATCCTGCTGATGATGAAGATGAATATTGCGAAGAATTTGAGGATCAACTAAACAACGCATATGATTATGGTAATAGACAATTAGACTACATCGAAGTACCAAGACTTGAATTTGAGTGTGATGGTGAAGGTAACACATACATTTATGGTATGTCGGCATATGTCAAGGTATCAATACCAGAAAGCAGATTTGCAAACAATGTGCTTGCTGACATAGAAAATGTTCTTAAATCTCACGATTATGACAATGATTATTATCAAAATACGTCACTAACATGGCCCAATCTTCCTCTTAAGCCAGAACTAACAACTGTAAACGTTAAGTCAAATATGGTTGAAATTTTCATCACTTATCACGAAAATGAAATTGAAAGTATTCGTGATATCCAAAGTGCTTTTAGAGATTTATCCCAATTTGAGGGACAAATGTCATATGATGATTATAAAAAAGAAATAGAACTAATTCTTGAAAACAACGGAATTATTGGTCAATCCGCTATTGCCAGCAAACAAGAGCAAATTCAAGACCTTATTGCAAGTCTTGAGGACACACCATTTGAGGTCGATGAACAATCACCAAGAAAAATAAACTTTGAGTATGCTAAAGAATTGTTTGTCAAAGATATGGCCGAATATAATTTGCATGTAAACTTAAAATCATTGATTGAAGAGATGAAATTAGAATTTCAACGTATCTTTACAAGCAGAGCAACCACAACAATTCAACAACTACAAAAACAATTACCATTATTCAACGATGTTAAGCAGCAAGTAAATCCAAAGTATTTAATTCCTACAATATACGATGTGAAATTTGCTGTTGTTCCTACAACATTTGGTACATACGATGCACCAAGAAAAGTTGTTAAGGTAGGATATACATTTGTTGTCACATTAAATGCTACACTAAGTGAAGAAGAACTTGCATTATCTGCTGCATTTATAAAAGAGATTGCAAACGATACTGAAACACTTGATGATATTGCATTGCAAGCAGTCAACAACGAATTGCAACCTTATCTAAAAGAAAGCAAGAAAGCAGCATCTTCCAAACTAATTAAAGAAGGGGTAGGAAACAATAAGACTTGGAGAATAAAGATAAAGTAGATTTTAAGGTAAGTGACCTTGTAAGACTAAAATCTAGTTTTTCTGCTCGTCTGGCCCATCCTCTTGAAACTCCAGAAATTTTAGGTATTGGTATAATTGTTGAAAAACTAACAGAACTTCACACACTTGTAGATGATAAACTTCCAATATTTGAGTATGAAATAGAAACCGATTATATTGGAAATTCTACTAAAAAAAGAGTTAAAACCATCAAACACACTATACAAACTAAAATATGTCGTGTATACTGGTTAAACATAAAACGTTATAGGTGGGAATACGAAAATGATCTCAAAACTGCTTGGGATGAAACACCCAATCCTTAAAATCTCTCTTTTTTCTAGTAAAACTTTTCAATTTGAGTTTCATCCAGTTATAGTTAAGTTTTCTAAGACTGATGAATTTGTTGATACATATTGGATAGTAATGAATAAATTTTATAGACTAACTAAAAGGGTAATAAATACGAAGATATAATTTTTGTATCATCGACTACTTTACATTTGTAGCCCGATAGGATATACTTTGTAAAATGGACAAGGAACTTTACAAAATGATTAAAGGCGAAATGCGAAGAAAGCATTTTGCTAATGGAGGTTCTACGCAAGATTGGCGTGGATCATCCTCCGTTATTCCAGATAAAGCAAAAAAGTATAACAAGGAAAAGTGCAGGAAATATGTCCAAGAAGAAGAGTAAATTTAAGGTCGGTGATATTGTCAAGAGTGAATTTCAGTTTTATAAGGATAGAACTGAGTGGACTAATGGCGAAGAAAGACTTGTAACAAGAGACATAGTTAAAAAGGAAGAAACTCTTCTTATTTTGGGACATGATGGAAAGAAGAGTTTTATCGTAACTCCTTTGGGAGAAAATATCTATTTTGGCAATAGAAAGTACTTTCCTCATGGTGGTTTTGATAAGTGCTTTAAGTTGTTCGTAGATTACGTAAATGATAATTGCTTTTCCGTGTCCTCTTGATTTTGTAATGTAGAGTACTTGCAATTATTCTTCATCGTGATATTATAATAATGCAAACGGAGTTGAAATGTTTAACTGGCCTGTAATTCGCGAGCATTTCTATAACTTTCTTTTTATCGTGTTTTGTTATTTCTCCTTCGTTATTTTTTGGGCTATGTTCCCGTAATCTATAAACCATGAAAAACAATCCAGTTCCAAAATTCAATATCGGGGATATTGTTAAAATCGATTTTGGAACTGATTGGTATAGTGGCTATATCCTATCGTTTGAGAGATATCAAAATGATAGGATAGTTTATGTCGTTCGTCTTTTTTATGACAACGATGTTATGCAAGATATAAGCGAAGAGTATCTTACACTTTTAGAGGATCATTATGTCGTTAGACAAGAAACAAGATGAGTATTTTATACGACTAAGAAAGTTGAAGGACAATATGAACCTGCTTATTTCCGTTCTTGAACGAGAAGGAGTAGGCTATACTACCGTTACTGGAGAGTGCCCAGAAGATTATGTTGCGCTTCTTGAGCAGAACGGTTATAGTATAGAGAAGATTGAAAACATTAAATGGAGAGTAAGTAAAAATGTTTGAGGCATACATGGTTATTTGTGCTATTCTTGTGTTTATGTTCGTTCGCATTGATATGAAGATGCAACGACTTATGGAAGTGTTTGAGGAAAGGAATACAGATCAAAACTAGGATATTATCATGTTAGAAGTTATTTGCGGTGGTATGTTTGCTGGTAAATCCGAGTTACTTATCCATCGTCTTAATCGTGCATCATATGCTAAGAAAAGAATTGTTGCTTTTAAGCCAGCAATTGACAACAGATACTCCGAGCAGGATATTGTGTCACACTCTGGTCTAAAGTATAAGTGTGTTTGTATTACAGATCCACATGATATTTATCGCTTTTTAGAGAGTAATACTGTTGATGTTATTGGAGTGGATGAAGCACAATTCTTTTCTAAAGATATTGAAAGTGTAATTCAAGACCTTAATTCTTGGAATACATTTGATATTTATGTTGCTGGTTTAGACCTTGACTCTAAGGGTGTTCCTTTTGGTAGTATGCCTTACTTGCTTGCATTAGCAGATAAGGTTACAAAGGTATCAGCAGTTTGCACATGGTGTGGTGGTGACGCTACACGTTCGCAAAGAACTGTTGATACAAACGAGCAAATTTTAGTAGGTGCTGTAGATAGTTACGAAGCAAGATGTACTAAACATTGGAGTCCAAAATGATTATTTCACCAATTGCAATTGTTATTGTTAGCAATGTTGCTTTTCCTTTATTTATTTGCGGTCTTATTTATACTTACTTTCATTATACGGATCAAAACCGATGAAATG